CACGTTTTTTATAGTACTTAATTTGGTTTAGATTACGTTTATAGAACCTGTGTTTATTCCAGATTCAGATCCTGCGCCAGATCCGCCACCTTCATCAGATGCTTCAGAACCTAATGAATACGTGCAAGAACCAGCCGCTCCAGCCGCCGTTATATAGTGTATAGTTCTGTTATAGAACTTTTCTACATATGCAACAGTTGAGTCATCTAATATGACTTGTACACAAAATTCGCCTGCGGCAAGTGATCCACTTGCTTTTGCAACTATTGTGTAAAGTGCTTCGGTTGAGTTCGCTTGATGAATCTTAAATCGTCTAGATCCTCTTTGAGACACAATGTACGTTGTTGCGTCTGTAGTTGCAGAACCACCTTCCGGAAAGTATGAAGTTACTTGTATAGTATTTTTTCCACCCATTCCACCGGCATCGTATGATAATGACATTTTAGTATTTTTGATTGGTCGTCCCATTTTGTTTTCTCCTTAACGTTCTAGGTCTACGCGGTTAGTTCCGCATAAGTCCAACTAATTGTTGGCTCTCACTTTTAGACGTGTGTATTTATTCAAATAAATATTTTTATATGTATACATTATTGCCCATACCAATAGAGTTATCTTTTGAACCAATAAATTTATGTAACGCAAAGTGTTATTGTTGTCCATATGCTTGGTTAGGTGAAGATGAAGAATATCGTGGTAAAAAAATGTCTACAAAACAAATAACTCTATTAATGAATAATTTTGCAGATTTATTAAAAAAATATAATGTTCCACCATGGGTAGCACACATTCAACCATGGAGATATTCAGATCCTTTAGTATGTCCTGACTTAGAATTAATATTAGAACTTGCCGACAAAAATAAAATGCAGGTTATTATTACTACAAATGGAGTTTCATTTACTGAAAAAAATTGTAAAATTATTAGCAAGTATAGACATTTAATTAAAAAAATGAATATTTCAATAATTGGTTTTAATACAGAAGAAATAAAAAAGTATATGGGTGTAAATTGGGAAGTTACTAAAAAAAGATTTTTAAACGCAAAGAAAAATTTTCCAGAAGTTTCAAGGTTAATGAGAATAGGAATAAAAGATGGACTTGATAAACCAATTCCACAAAATAAAAAAAGAGAATTAAGACAAGAATTTCAAAATTATACATTAGGTATAGTAAAAATAAAAGAAGGATGGTTACATAATAGAATGGCACAAGGTGATGGCGTATGGACTGAACCTAAAGATTTTCCTATAAATGAAAAAAACTATGTACAAGGATGTATAATGGACTATGGAAAAATTTTAAGAAGAATAGAAATACTTGTTGATGGTACTGCCGTATTATGTTGTGATGATGCAACTAAAAAAACAGACTATGGAAATGTTTTTGAGTTAGGAATTGAGAACGTTTGGCAAAATTTAAAACAAGCACATAAATTAATTTACAATAAAGCATATTCAAAAGAAAAACAAAATCTAATTTGTAATACTTGTAGTAGAGCAACGTTTAATTTGACAGATAAGTTAACAGAAGGTATTGTCAATAGACAACAGTCAGTTATAGCAGAAGCAAATTTTAAGTAATAAGGTGGCATCTGCTTCAGGATACCACCTTAGTATCTTGTGGTCGTTGTATTATCGTCTGTCTATATTATTTTCTATTGTAGATATGATATAGAATCCAAACTGCTACTAATCCTAACAGACCTTGGTCTGAGAATCCTTGCAGAATTGTCTGCACATTTGCTATAACTGAAATGTGTGGCCAGAACGGAATACCGTGACCGCTAAAAAGAATTTCGAAAACAATTCCTAACGCAATTAAACTTACTCCTACGTCAGCCAATGTTTTTGCCCATCCTTTAACTTTTAACATGATATCCATAATGTGGATCTCCTTTACATTGTTAAGATTCTTTCGAATCATGCATGATCCTTTCGAATCATGAAATATTTAGAAGTACGTTTATTAAAGTAATAATACCTTATTTTGTATTCGACTCGTATGATTATGGAAAAAGATTAGAAATAGTATACTATTATATATTTTTAATGAAATCAAATAGCATTTCTGCCCATCGACTGTGTCCTTCAAAACTTGGGTGAGGATCTTGTGGACTGACAATAAGTTTCTTATCTACAACAAATTCGTAATGACTGAGTTCAGGTTTAAAAAATCTTTTCATGTTTATACAACTTTTTATAACTTCAAAATCTTTAATATCTGTTTTAAAACTATTTGGTAAAGCATTGTACATAACATACGGTATTTTTTTTCTTTCGAAATAATTTTGTAAGTCAAATACATTGTCTAGAAAATTCATTATTGCATTATTTTCTATGTCCCAGCCTTTTTTTTCTCGAATAAAACTTACATTTACATTGTCTAATGTTTTCCATGTTCTCCAAGTAAGGTCAGTTTGTGGTATACGTCCTTTTTTCCAACCATCATTAGTAACGTAATCATTTCTATGCATACTCGACCAACCAATAATTGCAAAAACGTCTTTGGTATTATTTTGTTCAAACCATACTTTAGTTGAGAAACTTATTCTATTGTTTCCTCTACCACCCATGGCAAGATTTATTAAGTTTGAATTATATTTTTTTGCAATAATATCACTTACAAAAGTATCAACACCATCTTTAGGTCTCGGTGTAAGAAAACTACAACCATTTGAAAGTATTGTTTGCATATTGATATTTAAGTCACAAAAAAAAGGGCGGTGCAAAACATCGCCCTTATGTTATTAGTAATTTAAATTAACCTGCGTCTACAGGTACGTCTGCTGGAGCAAATATTCCTGTTTGCCATAACACAACTGCTATGACAATTACAACAACTGCCCACATCCATTTATTTTTAAGCATTCTAATTCCCTCTCTAGTTAGTATAAAAAAAGGGCGAACAATTTCTTGCCCGCCCTCTTAAATTTAGTTTTGAATAATCAAAATTGATTATGCAAACTTCAAGTTACTGTTTGTAATCGCTACTTCACCTAAGTAGTCAGCCGCATTACCTAGTGAACTTGCAGTATTTGTTAATTCTACATATCCATATCTAGTTAAAAAGCCAACAACTGGTTCGAAAGTAGCCGGATCAAGAACAACGCCACTTGACATCAAAGGTATGTAAGGACAGTAGAACGCCGGAGCGTCTGCTTCACTTGAGCCTTTGTAGCCAACTAGAACTGCTGTTCCATCAGTTGCATAACCGTCAACATATACTCTCATAGAGGCATTTAAAGTTCCTACAAATTTAGTATTTGTCGGTGCTTCAAAAGTACCTTCTGTTGATCTAGCAAATGCTGATGTTGTTGCAGACTGAAGAACAGTTAAAGCAGTTGGAGATACTACACAGTAGTTTCCAGCGCCTCTTCTTGTTCTAGCCGCGATGTTGTTTGCTACTCTGTTGATCATCACAGCCAAAGCCGCGTGTTCGTCACCAACGAAAGTTGCAGTACCTGATACAGCCGCTTGATCATATGCTTGAGTATTCGTAGCCACTAAACTTCTTAGTGATTGGATTACTTCTTGGTCGATCTCAGCCGTAATTTCTTGAGCCAATGCCGCCATGATTTCTGCTTCTACATCTATACCTTGTTGTGCCTGTGCATCTTGAGCCGCTTCAAAAGTCCATCTTGCTGATAGTTTTCTGCTTTTCGCTTCAACTGCCTGCTTAAGGATTTGAATGCTCAATCTGTTTCCTGCTTCACCCTCTAAAGCCGCTGTTGATGCCGCGTTAGTTGGGTTTGCGCCGGAATATGCTTCAGCGATTTTGAACGGAGATAATGCTTCTTCACCTGGAGTAGTAGTTGTGCTACCACCTGTAGTTGTGTCTGCATATCTTATTCTTAGAGTGTGAATTTGGCCAACTGGACCCGTCATTGGTTGTACACCAACGATTTCATTCGCAATAACAGTCGGCATTACCCGTCTAATTACTGGAAGGATCACTCTGTTTAGAGTAGCAACGTTACCGGCACTTGTAGCACCAGCAGAAGCCGCCTCAGACAAATACCTTTTAGTATTTTCTAAGATGACGTCCATAGTTTTTTTCTTGTTGCCTTCTAAACCTTCAGTTAGAGCCTGTTTCGTTTCACTCCATTTTGATTCAAATATTTCTGACATATTTTTATCTTTCCCCTTAGTTTAAATTAAATACCCGCCAAATGACGAATATTTGTTATTTCTGCATCTTCCCTTTTCGCTCTGTCGCCGCCGCTTTCAGAAAGAACTTTCGTTTTTCCTGGAACTGCTTTGTCCGCCATTACGTGAGGTAGATACTTGTTAAATGAAGTTTCAAGTTTCGCTGTTTGAACTGATTCTAACAGTTGACTCATTACTTCACTCTTTTCTTTGCCCAAAGGTTTGAGCAACTCTGCCATAGTTTCCTTGCGTTCCATCAAGTCTGCTTGTCTTTTCGACTCAGCATTTTTTGACTCAATCACCGCTTTCTTCTCCTCTATGGATTTCTCGGCGTCTGCTAATTTCAATGTAGTTTCATCAACTACCTTCATTAGTTTTGCAGTCTCTGACTTCTCGTTGAGATAAGAAGCCTGGTATTCAGATGCAAAAGCCTCGAAAATTGTTTTACCAAAGTTTTGTCTTTTAGCAGTAGTAATATCTTCTTTAAGTTGAGTAAGTTCTTCACCCAATTTTTTAATTACTGCTGTTTCAACAACTTTAGCAGATTTCTTTATGAAAGTTTCTTTTAGTCTAGCCATTTGTTTTCTTGCTTCAGCAACTAATTTAACTTTCGTTTCCACAACGCCTTTTTTGTCTTCATGGAATTCTTTAATTTCTTTAGCAAGTGCGTTTACAACGAACTCCTCTAATTTACTAAAGTTCTCATGAACACCTTTACGGTCGCCATGCAGTTCTTTTAACTCTTCAGCAAGTTTTCTCAGTATAAATGATTCCAATTTCGCTGAATGTTTGCCTACGTTTTCTTTGTAAGCGATTTTTTCTTGAGCAAGTGCTTTTCTGTCGTCTATGAATTTAGAGATTTCTTCAGATAACTTGTCAGTCATCATTTTATCAATTGCTTCAATCATATTTGCTTTGTCATGCTCATATCTTTTAGCAAATTCTTCTCTTAATTCTCCAGAAACGCCTTCTCTATTTTCTTTTATTTTAGAATCCCAAGCCTCTTGGATGCTTTTTTGCACATCTTCAGATATTGCTCCTGATTCTACTAGTTTTGATATTGCGTCTATCATTTTATTTTAGTTCCTTTATTATGTTTGTTAATGTATCTTTAAGATACCGTTGTGCTCGTTTGTCATTTCTAACTTCTGACGCCAGTCCGACTGCTTTATTTCCACCTCTTGTGTTTAAAAGATGTTCATATATTGCAGTTGGATAAGCACCTGGTGCCGAAGGCTGGGCCACAACATCAACTGTTATAATCTCAAAGTCTGAAACCTCGCCGTTTCCAAATTCGGATATATTTCCGCTACCTCTGGAACTCACGCCGAGTTTCACACCGGATTCTAACATTGTTTTGACAAGTTGACCCATTGGTGTCGGTAAAATTTTCATTTTACCATATCCATTTGGTCCGTCCATCCACATTTCAGTAATCATGTGAGATACACGGTCCAAATTAATTTTTAGATCATCTGGGTGATCTACTTCTCCTAGAACAGAATATCCAGAAGAGATCTGATCATTAAGAGTTTTAGTTGCCCTTGCAATTTCTTGCACAGGATAAACCCTTTCGTTGGCATTTTTAATACCACCCTGAATACAGATCCCTTTCATGAATAAATCTTTGCCGTCATTTTCATGCAAGATAGACATTCTAGCCTGATTAAATGTTAACTCTTCTCTAAGATGTATAGACATCAGTTGACTCCTTTAAAACCAATTGTTACTTTCTAGCGGCAACTACTGGTGATTTTTTGTTATCAGCACCGTCCTTAGAATCAGCCTTTTCTGTTTTTGTAAAAGACTTAGACTTATCTATTGCTGGACTGTTCTCAAAATCTCCAGATCTAACATCTGAAGTACTTGGAGCAGTTCTGCCCGTTTCTTCTTTACTGCTAGTTCTGTGTGGAGACGCACTATTAGGTCCTTTTGCATTTGAAGCCACTGCCGATTTTTTATTATCAGCATGATCGCCTGTATCAGCAGATTTTTGGATTTTGTATTCTTTTACAGTTTCCTTTGCTTCTGCTTTTTTGCCTTCAAATGGTCTATTTGCTATTGTAGGTTGAGTTTGTGGAGCCATTTCTGGTTGAACTTGAAGTGATTCTTCTTCTGAACCTTCTTCTCCATCTCCAACTTCGTGTCCCATCATTTTTTCAAATTCTGCTTTTAGTTCTTCTAAAGCATCTTCTAAATCTGCAACTCTTTCTTCAGTGTCGCCTTCTGGCTCGCCTGTTGGCTCCATATCTGGTGCCAATTCGTCTGCCGCCGCGTCTGCGTCACCTTCTTCATCAGAAGAAATGTCTTTAATTAAATCGTCAGTAGCATCGCCACCAATTTCTTCAATTTTTTCTTCTTCAGAAGTAGTTGATTCCGTTTTTGCTTCTTCATCTTTAGATTCGTCCGCTTTAACTTCTTCAACTGTTTCTTCTACAGTTTCATCTTTATCGGATTTTTCAGTTTCTTTAACTTCTTCGTCTTT